GCTTCTAAGTCTAAAGATGTTACCGAAGACCTTATCAAACAAAAACTAGGTTTGAAATAATTAGCCTTAGCTAATCTCTCTATTTTTAAAGGAATCAAATATGCCTTTCGTTGCTGAAACTTTCACCCAACGCTTCTCTGATCTTGTTGTCCACGAAATGGACCCATCGGTTGGCTATAGCCGCCGTGATCTGAACGTCACCCCTATCACTCCAGCTATCCGTATGGGTACTGTAGTTTATCGTGCCAAGTCTGCTGACCTCACCGCTGCTTGGACCGTACTTGCTTCTGCTGCTCCGCTGGTATTGACTAACGAATTCGCTGTTGTTTATGGCGATCATTTCTCGTTCAATCCTTCGTTCGTTCCTCGTGCAATCGCTGCAAATCAATATAACGCTGTTGGTTTTGTTGGTACTTCGGGTGCTCTGCAACTGAAAGAATACTACATCAAACAAGTTGCTAAATCCACCGCTGTTACTGGTGGTGCTGACCTCACTGATGCTCAAGTTGAAACCCTGAAGGGTCTGCTTGAACAACAAGGCATCCAAGTACTTAAAACAGTTTAAGCGACTGTTTAAACAAACTCTATAAGCTAAGGAATCATAAATAATATGGCTATTGTACTAGATCGTCAGAACCTCGGTAAAGTTGTTGACCGTACCGACTCGCTGATTGTTATCCCCAACACCGTTGGTATCACCAATGCACTGGGTCTGTTTGAAGATGTATACTCCACCCAAAAGACTATCGAGATTACTCGTAGTACCCGTAAATCACATCTGCTGGAAGATCGTAACTGGGATGAGCGTAACCAGACTATCGCTGGTCGTGAACAAGACAGCCTGCTGCTGAAAATCCCTCACTTCCCATTGGATGATGCAATCACCCCAAATGATGTCGATGGCATTGTACAGGCTGGTTCGCTGGCAGAGTTTGCTGAACTGGAAACTGTTGCATCGGTTCGTGCTGACAAGATGATTGATGTTCGTGAAGCTCACGCATTGACCAAAGAAGCTGCTCGTATGCAGTTGATTACCACTGGTACTGTGTATGCACCTCGTGCCACTGTAGTTACCAACTTCTACACTGAGTTTGGTGTTACTCGTATCGAGATTGTTACCGATCTGTCCTCGGCTACCGACCCTCGTGCAGACTTCAACGATGCTAAGAAAGCAACCCGTAACGCTCTGCGTGATGGTCAAGCTGGTACTGTGCGATCGTTCGTTGTCCTGTGCTCTGATTCGTACTACAACGCTGTTCAACAGAATGCTTATGTAACTGACGCATTCAAGTATGTTGACCAAGGCCAAGCTACCCGTATCCTGTTGGGTGCTGGTGGTGTTGATGTACCGGGTCTGGATGCTCGCTTTGAAATGATGAGCGTATTTGGTATGACCTTCATCAACGCTGGCGCTGCTGGTTATGAGAATGCTGCTGGTACTTTCGTACCGTTCATTCCAGAAGGTGATGCTTACATGATGCCTGTTGGTGTCCGTAACTTCCTCAAAACCTACTACGCTCCGGCTAACCGTTTTGGCAGCATCAACCGTCGTGCTCAGGGTAGCTATTTCTTCGAATACCTTAACGAGAAAGATGATCAGATCGAAATCATGACTGAGCAGAACTTCTTGAACGCTTGCTTGAACCCAGAAGCTATCGTGCGTCTGTCGTTGACCTAAGAATCAAATGGAGATGGGGACGTAGTGTCCCCTCCCCTTATTGACGGAGTAAAAGAATATGGCTGTAACAACTAAAAATGGTTGGATCTTCGGCGTTCGGGAACTTGAGGCCAGTGTAAACTCTGGTGCTGCTGTCCCTGCTGCAACTACCACTGTTGCTGGTAAAGTAAAACAAATTACTTTCACTGCACAAGCTGCTACCTTTGCTGACTTGGCTGCTGCAACTGCTGCTTATAATGCATTGCTTACTAAATTGATTGCTGCCGGTATTATGCCTGCTGCGTAAGAAACTGGGCAGCTTGTCTGCCCTCCTTTAAGGAGAGGCTATGGCTCTTACCCCAGTTGAAGAAGTTCGGTTCCTTATTGGTTTAGGTCCGACTTCACCATTTTATGATTTGGTTAGTGACGCTGAAATTGAGTGGGCTCTTGAGCGTACCAATGGAAACATCATTCAAGCTGCACGCCTGATAGCTATTTCACTGTCCTTCCAGTTAGCTGGCTATAATACACGGGAACGTGTTGGGGATGAAGAAATCTGGAACTCTGTTTCCACTTCTTATTTGGCAGCACTTAAGAACTTTATTACAGACCCTGCTGTGCTGATTCCAAATGGTTTGATGCCTTGGAGTGCTAACAAATGCCCAAGCAAACTCATGTCCATTGAAATTTGTGATGGTGATGCTTGCAAGGAAGCTTGTGACTGTGCTTGTGGTGAGAGTACATCTGTTTGTAATTGTGTAGCTGGTCCAACTTTTTGAGGTTAAGTTATGGCTCTTAGATTTAACCTTATTAAGTTTACAGATGTAGTAGTTACACGAAGACTCGTAGGTACTTTTGTAGATGGTGATTGGGTAGAAGGAACTACTGAGACATTTACCGCAGGACTTAAAGTTCAACCTGTAAAACCTTTTGAACTTCAACAATTCCCCGAATCAGATAGATCTAAAGAGTGGTTGAAGGTTTATTGCAATACTCACAACCTTAGATCACAAATTGAGGGTGCTGGAGGTTTTGACGCCGATGAATTCCAGTGGGATTCTATCATTGAAGGTGTTCCTTATACTTTCAAAATCATGAAGACTTATAGGTTTAAGGATTCGTGCATTGATCACTGGAAAGGATGGGCGGCTAGAACAGAGCTGACTCCAAACTAAAGGATATGAACAATGTCTTTTAAGTTGAAGGTTGATAAGTCTGGTTGGAACAAAATGAAGAAGGAACTTCTTAAAGGGTCTAGTCTGGAAGTTCAAGTTGGTATTGTTGAACCTACCTATTACGGAAGTGATAACGACAACCTTTCTGTTGCACAAGTATGGCAGTGGCAAGAGGAAGGTGTACCCGCGCAGAATATCCCGACACGACCAGCTATCAGAGTTGGCTTTATGGCTCCGATTAAAAAAGGACTGTATGACTCTTATTTTGTTGAAAGCATTCAGCGTATTGCTGAGGGAAAAAGCACCTTCAAACAAGAGTACACAAGGATTGGTGCCATGGCTAAGGTTGACTTGAAAGAAGCTGTTGAAATGTGGGATTCCCCACGAAACAGCCCATATACGGTTGACCTGAAAGGCTTTGACAACCCACTGATTGATAGCGGACTTCTTTATGAGTCTATTGATTTTAAAGTAGATAAGAAAGGGGTTAACTGATGTCAGTTTATAGTGATATACGGGCTAGCATACGCAAAGGTGCTTTAGCAGCCCTTTCAGAATTTACAAACCCACAGGTGATTTTTAGTCACGGAAATGGTGCAGAACCTGCTGAGAGTTATGTTGTTGTAAACATTCTCAATATTGAACAGCAGGGCCACCATAGTACTTCTACTCGATTGAATGAAACTACAGAGACACAAACTATACAAGCCAGTTACGAAGTAATGGTCCAATTCAGTTTTGTTGGTAGTTTGTCGGGTGATATGTCTCAAAGTTTTACTCAGCGTATAAATAATAACTGCCTTGTCTTGGAAGAACTTGGAAGAAACAAACTTGGAGTTATGAGTAAAAGTCAGATCCGCAGAGCCCCACAGAAACGAGATACTAAGTGGGTAGAGTACCACAATATCGACGTGACATTTTCCTACACAGTCTGTAGCACTCAAGTTATAGATTTGATTGAAGCTGTAATTGTTGAGAACCTAGCTGAACCTAGTATCTTTAGAGTTCCAGAAGGTCCAATCCCTCCGTATTAAGTAACAGAAGGCATTCGTATGCCGCAATATAAATAAAGTCTAATTAAGGATTAACGAATGTCTTTTCAACAAAGTGAGGTAGCCGCATGAGCGAGCTTGACCAGATTATCCAAATCACGTTGACCCGTGAGTCCACTCCAGTGGCAACTGCTTCTTTCCAGATTCCTTTGATTCTTGCAGCCTTCACGAACTTCTCTGAACGCACCCGTACCTATACAGATTTCGATGCTGTAACTGATGATTTCAGTTCTACTGACAAAGTATACACCATTGCTCAGAAACTGTTTGGTCAGTCCACTGTTGGGGCAGTTCCTCCAAGTATTGTAGTTGGGCGTAGACAAGTTGATAGCGTAACTTTTACCCCAGCCGTATCTGACAGCACGGCATACACCGTCACTCTTAATGGTGTAGTCTATACCTTCACCTCTGGTGTTGGTGCAACAGCAACCACTATTGTAACAGGTCTTAAAGCAGCTATTGGCAGCCCAACAGGTATCACTGTAACGGGCACAACCACCCTGACTCTTGCACCAACTGTCGCAGGTACTCCGTGGAGCGTCATTGCTTCTACTAACCTTGTAGCTGTGAACGCTACACCAACTGAGACTTGGGCAGACGCTCTTGATGCAGTTAGTGATGACAATGATGTTTGGTATGCCTTGGTCACTGAAACCCATACCTCTGCTGATGTGCAAGCACTCAGTGCAGCTATTCAAGCACGTCGTAAAATCTTCGGTACTTCTAGTCAAGATACGGTAGTTCCTACAACCGGCACCAGTGATATTGCATACATTCTGGATTCTATCAGTGCAGGTCGTACTTACGGTGTTTACCTTCCTACAGCAGACGCTGAATATCCAGAAGCTGTTTGGATGGGTAGTCAACTGGCTTACACTCCCGGTTCCAATGATTGGGACTTCAAGCGTGGTGTTGGTGCAACTGTAAGTAAACTGAACGACACTGCTCGTGTAAATCTCCGTGCTAAGAATATGAACATGTATACCACTGTTGGTGGTGTAAACGTCTTCCAAGATGGTAACATGTTTGATGGCACACCGATTGACCAAGTAATCATTGAAGATTGGCTTTATGCCCGCCTTCAGGAACAAATTTATTTCCGCCTTGTGAACACCCTCAAAATTCCGATGACAAACGCAGGTTTGGTAATTATCGAAAATGAGATTCGTTCTGTTTTGTCTCAAGCAGAAGCTAACGGCGCAATTGATCGTGGTTGGAGTGTAACCGTTCCTGATGTACTGGAAATCCCGGCTAACCTCCGTGCTCTTCGTACAGCTGGTGTATTCCAGTTCCGTGTACGACTGGCAGGAAGTATCCGAAAAGTAATCATCAACGGATTTTTAGCAGTTTGATTGACTTCCTCTTGTATACGTGATACACTCTTAGATCATTAATTAGATTGGGAGTTGTATTGTATCATGACAAGAGGTAAGAGAACTAAAGTATCAATTGGGGATGTGTTTAATCGTTGGACTGTTAAGTCAGATCCGTATGAGAAAACTTTCCCCAGTGGATGCAAGGCGCTGTTTGTCTTATGCGACTGTCTCTGTGGAACCCTTGATAGGGAAGTTAGGTTAGCTCAATTAACGACCTTGGGGAAACAATCCCGTTCGTGTGGCTGTTTAAAAACAGAAGTGGCTAAACAGAAAAGAGAAATTCCTACAATCGGAAGTGTCTTTGGTCGTCTGGAGATTATTGAAGACTTAGGTCAAGTACAGGGTAAGTCAAGAACTTACAATAAAGTGCTTGTTCAATGTTCTTGTGGGAGCGAGCCATTCGCTACAGCATACAACGGTATTAAATCTGGTCACACATCTTCTTGCGGCTGTTTCAACAAAGAAAGAATAACGGAAACAACCAAGACTCACGGTAAAAGCAAGTCAAAGATTTATAAAGTTTGGCTAGGAATAAAAGATAGATCCAATAATCCAAATAATTCTCAGTTCCATGACTATGGTGGCAGGGGAATAAAGAATCTTTGGAACAACTTTGAGCAATTCTTAGAGTTAATGGAAGATACTTATTTTGAAGGTTGTGAGATTGATAGGATAGATGTAAACGGACACTACTCTCCAGATAATTGTCGGTGGACAACCAAATCTGTAAACACTCACAATCAAAGAAAGAGGAAAGGTTGCACTTCTGATTTTATCGGAGTTCATGTTGACTCTAATACTGACAAGTTTGTTGCTTCAATAGTAAAAGATGGAGAGAAGTTGCTCTGTGAATCTTTTATTGATGAACTCCAAGCAGCTACAGCTTATGACGACGCTTCCGAAGTTCTTTACGGTGACCGTCCAAACAAAACATTAAAGGGAGCGATCCCATGATTAAAAGGTAAATTAAATGTCGGATGCACTGCTCGGGAATTATAGCCCGGAAAGTTTGGTCATTGTCCTAAGTAAGGGTGATTTCCTACATACAATTCAAGGTTTTGCTGACGGTACATTCTTGAATGTTTCCCGTATTACACCCGCCTCTGAATTGTATGTAGGCTCTGATCTTTCGGCTGGTCGTGTTAAACGTCGTAACAAAGCTTCAACTATCACCATCACTCTCCACCAATTCAGCCCTTCAAATGCTGTACTGCAAGCACTGCAACGTGCCGATGAAGAAGACGATACAGATAATTGGGTTGTGGCTATGACAATCAAGGACACCAGCGGCACCAGCTCTTGGTCCAGCAATCAAACTTTTGTTGCAACTGTCCCCGATTCCGGTCTTTCTAGCACCACCGAAACCCGTGACTGGGTTTTGCAAGCAGTTAGTTTGAACGCAAACATTGGTAGTAACACTCGTTTTGATTCTGCTGAAGTAAATGCTATGGAAGCTCTTGGTGCTGAAGTGCCTACTCGTTGGCAGTTGTAAGTAATAATATTGAGGGTAAGTTCATTACCCTCTTTCCACCAAGGAATATTAAATGACTCAATTAGCTACTTATATTCCAGAGGAAGTTAACGTTCTGATTGGTGGGTTACTTCCAATATCTGGTTTTGTAGATGGAACTTTTCTTGAAGTTAGAAAAGACCTTGTACCTTTTAGTTCAACCAGAACTCCAGACGGAACTGTTGCACGACTTTACAACAACGATCAGACTTATACGATCACGCTGACACTCTATAGTGGTAGTGACTCAAATGATGTGCTTACAAAGTTTTGGCAATTAGATGAAATCACTCAACGGGGTAAATTCCCCTTGATGATTCGTGATTCTAGTGGTAGTGATATGTTCTTCTCAACTACTACGTGGATTGAATCTCCTGCCTCAATTGTTAAAAGTAATAACTTTGATAGCAGAACTTGGGTGTTAAGATCTTCGCAAGCAGTTATCAACATCGGCGGGAATGGTGACGCCTCATCTATTCTTGGTAGTCTTGTTAACCTTGCCATTTCAGCTATCCCAACTATTGAAGGTATTATCTAATGGCTAATACTTTTGATGTGAAGACCTATAGTCCAAAAGATGTTGTGCTAATCATAGGCGGGTATCAAGTTACAGGTTGGCAGTCAATTAGTATTACAAGGTCTGTAAAAGGTTTTACTCCTATACGGGGTATCCGAGGTAAAAATACTCGTGTACCTAATCGTGACACTTCTGCAACACTTACTTTCCCTATTCTACAGTCTTCACAAAGCAATGATGTATTATCATACATTCACGAGCTTGACTTAGAAGAAGGGACCGCAAGGATTGCACTGACTCTTAAAGATAACTCAGGTCGCTCTGTATTCAACTCCAATGAAGCTTTTATTACTGGCTACCCTTCGGCCACCTTCTCTGGACAATTTGAATACAGAAACTGGGAAATCTTTTGTCAAACAACTGATACGTTCAAGGTTTATGGTAATTCCAGACCTAGTACTTCGTTGTTTGACGGTGCCTTGAAAGAAGCTACTAGCTTTGTTGAAGGTTTGTTTTAATTTAACTCTGAGATAAAATAAATGGCAGCCCCAAAATTTGAAGTACTTGAACAAACAACTATTACAGTTGACGATATTGAATACCTTGTAACAGCAATGCCTGCAACTAAAGGGTTGATGTTTATTGAAAAGCATCAGGCAGCTATTGATGAAGGTAAGGCTGACCTTAGTCAGATGAAACAAATTATCTGCAACTACGTTTCTAAAGAGAACATGCAGATCACTGAAAAGTCTTTTGACGTATCCTTTTCTCGCAAGTATGCACACCTCAATAAACTCTATAAAGAGGTGCTGAATTTTAACTTCGAAGAGCTTTTTCAGGCACCCGATTCAGAAGAGTAACTGAAAAGTCTGAGTCGGGAAGATTGGCTACACAGCTAGAAAAAGAAATTGATAAAACTTTCTCTCAGCACTGGAGTATCTATAGGATCGCCATGCATGAGAAAGGTGGTCTTGAATTGGCTGCTGAAATGGAGTGGAAATACTCTACACGACAAATGCTGAAGCTCCTTGAATTCCTTGATGTGTACGATGCTTTAAGTAAGCAAGCATTTGATAAAGCTAAAGCTGATAAAAATAAACCGAAATGACGGAGTAATAAACATTGCAGATCGCCAAGTACTTCGCCAGTATCGGTTTTGATGTTGACACAAGAGGTTTAAAAAAGGTTGACAAAGCATTAGCTACTCTTGAGAAGAAGCTAAATAAATTTAAAGGTTTTGGTAACTCCTTAAATTTTGGCATTGGCAACTTTACGGTTGACCAACGAAAGCTTGAGAGAGTCCTTGGTAACGCCTTAGATATGGCGAGCAATCGTACTGTCTTTGATATTAATAAGTTCAATGTCAATCAAGCTGCCTTAAATCAAACTGTTGCTGTTGCGATGGCCCGTGCAGGTATGTCTCACCCTATGAGGATTGTTCCTCAAGTTGTTCCGGGACATACACCTACTGTTGTTACCCCCAGAGGGAGGACAGGTGAGGCTGTTGTTACAGGAGCTGCCGCTGGCCTTGGACGTTCCCGAGGTATGCCCAGTCTACTTGGTCCCGCACTTGCACTGGGTTTAGGGGGCTATGGTCTCGGGGCATTAAATAGGCGTAACCAAGAAGTCGTCTCTGCCCAGTTGCAAACGTCAGCGGTTGTACAGCAAGCCGGGGGAACAGCACAACAAGGCTCAGATTCTTTCCAATATTTGAGGTCTGAAGCGAACCGTGTGGG